CCATTGTGATACCAAACTTTTACCCCATTGGGATATTCAATTAATCCATTTAGGTTAGCCATAATATACTCACGATTGATAGATATTTACAAGAAATTGTGCTTCATACAAAAAGTCTTTTCCATCTTTATAGTTAGAAGCAATAATATCCGATGCAATATTATAGTATATATAAAAGGTGTTCGGCGGGGATATAACGGCAGATGTTGCCACACCAATATATCCACTGGAATATTTCTTATAGTTATCTTTTATTATTTGTGGGTCATTGGTTGTAGGTAGTAACGGTTTCCATTTATTATTATATATGCTAAAACTATATCCTTTTGCGGTTGTCAGATACACAATTGCTTTTAACAGTTTTTGAGTATTGTTTTTTGCCATATCACGGTATCTTTCATTTACCAAAAGTCAATATTATCCATAAATTCTGCTTCTAAATATAAGTCATAAAAATATTTTGAATATAATTTGTTAACATATCGTGTATCAATGCGTTCTTTATTTAACCTGACATCGTATTCTACTGCTGCATAAAGTATGGGTATATTTTGTTCAAATCCATCTACCAAACATTTAAAATATAATGTGCCGTATGATGAATTTACGATACTACTGTCAAAGTATGTATGTTCTGTGGCGTGATTATATTCACAGAAATAAACTTGCTTGTGCTTGTCGTTTAGTTCGACTATAGCGTTCTTATCATTTTTCAAAAACAAATATACCATTGATGATAATCTGCGATGAATAGGATTTAATGTATTATGGTTTGTGGTCATAATCATACCAGTCTATGTTATCAAAAAAATCAAATTCAGCATACATCTTAGAAATCTCTGGTTCCTCAGTGGCAATATAACAGAATGACTTATCTTTTCGCGCGTGATATTGAATAACTGAAATAATTTTAAATGGGGATGTACGACTGTATATCCGTACAATAGCATTACTTACAGTGCAAAATTCAGTATATATTTCAGTGATGGTAACAGTAGGTTCAAGATACCACATACTTCCAGTATGTGCTGCCATATCTTTGGTATCAACACTTACACGATATCCACCCCTAACTAATGCATATATAAATCGCTCACACTTTCTGTTCACATTCACGCTCATTAAAAACACTCAATATTTTGGAAAAACTTAAATTCAGCCGTAATGTCGGTTATTACTCTCATACTAAGTGTGTTAAGCTGCATTATTATATGCATATCTAATGCATCAATATAATTGATTTCATATACATCAGTACCTATGCCCCCGTTGCCATATTCTTTCAAAAACGGCTCATAATACCGGATATAAACTGAAACCTTTTTACCACAATAGTTAGCAAGAATATTGATTATAGCATTGTGTGAACTTGGAAGCGTAATGTATTTACGGGAATAGTCGGCTTGCCTATAGGCCATATTGTGCTTTTCACACAATTCCAATAGCTTGTATAATCCAGCCGATGATGTCAGTATACACCAAGGTTCATCGTATCCAGCGTGAATCCATCCGGTATTGCCCTTTTCTAAAAAAAGTTTGTCAGTTAGGCAAGTTTCAGGATCAAGATAAGTTTCTACATCATGTTCATACTGAACAGATGGAATATAAAATATTTGATGATCTGCGGTTACGAATTTTGTATACTGTGGTGTCATTATTTTAACCATATAATATTGTATCGTGCGCAATTAATCATAATATATGCATTACGATAGGTTGGCTTTAGTGAATGGTGCCACTGATAATGGCGTATTTTCAAGGTCATTTGTGCATCACTCCATACCGTTACATCATAACCAAACCGATGAAAAACTTTTCTTGCATATACTGTAAGCACGGTGTTTTTCTCCTGTAGCACGATTAGTGTATTGCGCCTATGATGGTTTATATCACGGGTAACAAGGTGTGTCAATATGAAAAACACCGACGTTTTCAGTCGGTGTTTTATACTCTATTTTTTAGTCTGTATTTCTTGTATGGTGGCAGGCAATTTAACACAAGTAAAATGCACTTTTACTGATCCTCCACCAACTTGTTCAAGATATTCTGCCATAATGCTTCCACCTTTATTGCAATTTTCTTCTTGTTCAGCGTCGGTTGTGCCTTTACCACTTGCCATTAATTGTGTTTTAATTATGTCACCCGGAATGTATTTTGGTGTAGAATCATCTAATGTTGGTTTTAATGCAATCATTACCAAAATTAAAAACCAAGAAGTTGTTGAAACTGGTTCCATATTATGCAAACTCCTCTGTTTTTGCAAATCGGTTATATAGTTCGGCACGATATTTGCCATTCAGGCCGCGTAGTGTAGCAACCCATTGTTCAAATGAATATGGTTCACCCGTTGAGGTTTTCCATCCATTTTTCTCAAATATTTCACCGCGCTTCATATGGCGACGATGGTTTGCAGCATCCCGAATTTCTTTCCGGGTAATACCTTCTTCTGCTGTGTTGCATTGTCTTGGTTTTTTATTGATAAAATCTTCTACGCTTGCATTGCCTCTTGCATTATTACAACGATTGCAAGACATAGCAAGGTTTTCAGAATCATCAGAACCACCTAGTGAACGTGGTATAATGTGTTCAGTTGTTGCGCTGTTTGCAGCATCACGCAATGGTGTGGTATGGCACCCACACCAACAGCAACGCCAATTTTGTGCCTCTGCCAAGCGGCATCGTATATACACATTATGCGAAATTTTTGCAAATAATTGCGCATACAACGATGAAGGGCGTGATTTGGCGTTAGTGCGCCATCCGCTATCGCCTATTGGTAGCGGTTTGGTATTGATAACAGGTGGTAAGGTAATTTTCATTTGTTTTGCTCCTACATTAACGGAGATATTGCGGACCAGTCCAGCAAACAATATAATACTTGTCAAACAAATTTCCACGCGCTTTATTTTTTGCAGGTGTGGCAATTCCTGCAGGCAACAGGATGTCGCCAAACTTGAATTTCGGATCATTGTGAGTGATCACAATAAAAGAATGAATTGAATCTTTGGTGAATACCCGTGCATACTTTTTACCATATACAACGCGGACACCATCGGAAAATTCATTAAACATACGAACCCGATTTGCCGATTGGTTCAAATTTGCAGGTGCAGTTAGATTTTGATAATCTGCATATGACTTTACAATAGCGTCACGATATTCACACAGTTTAAGTTCCAAGTCAGCCATAGTTGCACGAACCATAACATTTTGATCCATTTTACACTCCATATGGATATTGTATCTTTTCTTATATTACCTACGCTTGTGGTGATATAAGAAAAAATGAGCAGTTTTTATGGTCATACTCAGGACCGTCTACTGTACATATATATTGTGTGTTTATCTAAATTTGCTTACTATCAACAACACTCTATCATTGTTGATTTCAGTCGATGCAGGCTCACCCTGCCGTGATTAATCGCCAAGTCATCGGATTTTCCTCATTTGGGTTTTGACTACTTTTAGGTGTCGTTTGACGAATACGACATATTTACGTCTTCTACTACGCATATAATTACTATTAAGGTGCGTTACAAGGGACCGTCACGAATTTTAGTCATTTGACTTTCCTCATTTGGGTTTCTTATCTTACACTGTATCTATGTGATTCTTAGGCGGTTGTCAACCCCAAAGATACACACCAGATGCAAACCAACACGCACATACTATCAACATTTTGTAATTCATAAGTGTATGGCGGTTATATCTTGATCGGTTAAAATCACGGTTTATAATGGCGTCAAGCAACAATGCAATAAATATTGCGGATGTGACGACGAATGCGATCCACGATACTACGATAGAAAAGGTCATTGCGTTTCCTTTCAGATGCCAGAATCATTTTCATAAAATTCTTCGGTAAGATGCTCAACGATTGCGGTATCCGTGTTTGTGAGGATACCATCACCTATCATACCACCAATAGATTCAGTATAATCAACAGTTTTGATAGCATACTCGCGTCCATCAATTTCAACGACAAGTTTCAAGATAACGCTGAGTGGGCTGGTGATTGTGGTCATTTTGTGCGTTCCTTTGGGCGTGTTTCCTTCTGAGACAAGGTATAAGCGAATCGTCTATAGAATGCAAGAACAAAATGCTATGAATTTACGTTATGAAGTTTTTTCGCAGATACCCCATTTTTGTTTGTTAGGTCTATTGACGTGGGGCGATTCTATGGGTATATGTATCTCACAGAGAAAGAAACACAGTCAAACACCACCCTGCAAACCTTCAAAGGATCAATACAATGGAAAATGAAATCATCGTGACCACTGAGGCTACCACCACTGAGGCTACCACCACCACTGAGGCTACCACCACTGATAAGGCGGTTGCTGCTGTTGAAAAAAAGGCAAAAGTTGTGAAATCTTCAAATGCTGCCAAGCGTGGCCGTCCTTCCAAGTTTTCTTCCAAATGGGGGATTGTGGAAGTTTTGCAAGATATCCGCGATGGTAAAGCGGTATCAAACTTTCTTGCTGCACAACTGATGGAAAAAGGGTATGTGGAAACCTTTGACATCAAGTCAGGCACCCGTGGCCGTCCTGCTAAGGGCTATCGCCTTACTGGCAAAGGAACAGGATATGTCAAAATGTCTGCACATTGGACCCGCCCTGTAGTTGAACCAGCTTCTGACACGCCTGAAACTACGGTTACTGAACAAACTGAAACCGAAATGGTTGCAGTCTGATACCAAAATCCACATAAAAATTGATAAAAAGGGGGGAGTAAAATCCCTCCTTTTTTGTTTTATACCTCTTTTGGTTATTTGATTTTTACAAAAAAAGTATAAATACTATCAAATAAATCCAAAGGAGTTAAACTATGGGAATTGATAATTTAAGATATCTAAGCGTTCCTGATCAGGCGGGCACTAATACTACATTATTGATGCCAAAATTACAAAACCGTTTTCGTGTAATATTTGGGTTCCCTAATGCTACAATTATTACAGGAAACGTAGTTAGTGCAACACGTCCTACCATATCGTTTGATCCAGTAATACTAGAAGTATACAATTCACGAGTACATATACCTGGAAAGCATACTTGGTCTACGGTTGATATTGTTATTAGAGATACAGTTGATAGTAGCACAGTTAAAGCAATTGATGCACAAATTTCTCGTCAAATTGATATGGCTACCCAAAGTGTAAAGCGTGCTGCATCTGCTTTTAAATTTACAACCAATATACAAGTATTAGATGGTTCTAATGGTGCGGCATCAGGTGGCGGTGTATCTGCACTAACTGGTGCAAGTTCTATATTAGATCAATGGGTATTACACGGTGCATATATAGAAAACGTTGCATATGGTAGTAATGATTATGCAACCAGCGATCCTATCCTAATAACAGTAACGTTAAAATACGATACTGCTCAACACTTTGCAAATGGCAATGAAACCGATGATGCATTGTCTACTGGATTCGTTCAAACAGACGAAATTAATTCAACTGGTGCGGGTGCAGCTATAGCCGAATAAGTTAATATAAATAGTTGACCATTAATAAAATGGTCAACTATTTTGGAAATAACGCAATGACAAGTGGATTAACATTTTTAAAGAATAAAGTAAGTGAAATCTATGGAAATTTAAATATTTCACCTACCGATCCAGTAATAACTGCACTTCCGCGATTTAAATTTAATTTTAAAATAGAAATGCAAATAGCAAATACTCAAACGGTATTTGAAAGAGTTAAAAGTGTGGTTTTACCAGACATTAACTTTGATACACAGATAGTTAATCAATATAATATACGCAGAGTAGTGCAAACCAGAATGAATTATGGAACTTGCTCTATCGTGTTTTATGATACACTTGACAATCATTTTCTTAATAAAGTAGCAATACCATATTCTAAAAATTATTATCATAATGGTTCAGGTCTTGAATTTTTACCAAATAGTGATTCTGCAAATACTACATCATATATTACACAGGGGTCAACTGGAATAAATGATTTTAATACTTCAGTTGGATATACACTTACTAATGGCACCACTACCAATAGATATTTAATTCCAAAAATTATTATACAAAAAGTAGGCCCAGATCGTGCAAATAGTGATGCCAATGCATTAAAGGCAAACGAATCATTTTATATACTAACTAATTGTATGATTACCTCAATATCTGGCGATACACTTGACTATAGTGATTCACAATTTATCCAACATAGTGTAACATTTCAACCAGAACGTGTCGAGATTACAGAAGATACAATCAATCGTTCTATTAGTTAAATGGCAAAATTTTATCAAGGGTATTATCAGCCAAAAAACCCACAGAAATATTTGGGTAATAAACAGATATATTTTCGCAGTTCTTGGGAACACGCAGTATGTGAATTTTTAGACAATAGTTCAAGTGTTATCGGTTGGGCAAGTGAAATGTATCGTATACCATATCGGCATCCATTTACCGGAAAAGTAACAACATATGTTCCAGATTTTTTTGTAGTATATCGTGATCGTGATGGTAATATATTAAAAGAATTAATAGAAGTTAAACCAAGTAAACAAATCTTAGAAAATGCCAAGAAAAAAAGTGATAAGATGATGGCAATCGTAAATCACGAAAAATGGAAAATGGCAGAACTTTGGTGTAAACAACACGATGTAAAGTTTAGAGTATTAACAGAACACGATATTTTTAGAAATCCAGGAAACAAAAAATGAAACAATTAGAAAACTTTTTTAATATAGATGATAACCAATCTGACGATGAAGATGATTTCGATTATGAAAAAACATTAACAGTTGACGACGACGATAAAATAAACATTGCTGATAGAAATAAAAATGAGGATATTACCTTATATGATTTCGCTGATTTAAATGAAGTTTTAAGTGAAGTTGATAAAATAGATCAAGCATTGGGTCCAGTAAAAGGTTTAGAAGTATTAGACAGCGAAATGGATGCACTTGCAACTCGTGCAATGGAAGTTTTTGAAATACTTGTTGGTATTGGACAAAATGTTGAAGATAAAAATATTGCACCAGTGTTTGATGCAGCATCTAAAATGTTAGGCGGTGCAATATCTGCACGTCAAAGTAAAATGGATCGTAAATTAAAAGCAATTCAACTACAATTACAAAAAGCAAGATTAGATCAAGATCAACAAAAATTTGATTGGAAGGTTAATGAAAAGCGCAATAATGGTGATGCTGCAAGACCGATTGACGGATCATCAGAACGCATATCAATATCACGCACTGAATTATTGAGGCAAATCCTCAGTGAAAAAGATAAATAGTCTAAAAGAGGATTATATCAATGAAAAGATTACATCATTACCTTATGGAATCACAAAAAACTTACGAGTTTCGTATTAAAACTATAGTAGAATTGTCAGATGAACAGTTAGATAAAATGGAAACCCATTTGAGAAAATACGAAGCATATGATATTGAAACTCCAAAAAGAACAATATTGCAAAGTGCCCCATTAGATTTTTACAATCGTGGTGGGTGTGAAGTTTACATTATCGACTTTAAAACAAAACTACCAATGAGTCCAACTGTATTGATAAACGAATTGGTATCAAAGTTAGGCATAAGTGAAGGCGATATTCGTATTAGAAATCGTGAAGAACCCGGTGAAATATTAGATACTAAACATCGTGAAGAAAACACCGAAGGTTATACTGAACCAAAGAAAAAAGCATTACTATTAGACCCAAACTATAGTGAAGTAAAAAATCCAAAAGCAGATGACTATCACGGTGAAAAACATAAAACTAAATTTATGCGTGAATTAGAACGTGCCAGAAAACCATTAACCACTGAATACAAGCTAAAGAAATAATAACAGGAGAATAGTTATGAATATTGATTCGATAGACGACTTAAAAAAATTAGCAGGATTGATCAATATGACTCCTGTTACAGTACAAACATCAACCACTGATACCGCAGAAACATCTTGTGGTTGTGGTGATACCGCAGAACCAGTTGATAGCCGTGAACAAATGCGTAAGTATATGGATGCTATGCCCGTTGAAAACAGTAAAATGACCGAAGAAGAATTAGAAGAATGGGCAAATAGCACAGAACATTTTGACGGTGAACCTCGTATAATGGATCAACCAAAAGGCGAAATAGTTGATACCAGTTTACGCCGCTATCTTGGTGCAAAAGGGCACCCAGTTAAGGTAGAAGAATCCGTCGATAATGATGATGATGATGACGAAACCCCAATGGAAGATGAATTAGAAGAAGCATATGTTCACGAAGGTGTCAAAGATAAATTAAAAATGTTTGCACTTCTTGGAATGATGGGAGTAGGTGCAGGATATGCACTTGATGCAACCAGTGCAAAAAATAGCCCATTAGGTAAAGCATTATATCAAGCTGCACAAGAAGGCGATAGTGAAGCTGCAATGCATTATAAAAATATAAGTTCATATGTTGAAGGCAATGATACCGGAATGTTGAAAATGCTAAAATATAAATATATGGATGAAAATAAGTTAGGAGAACATACTGCCGAAAGTATGATGGAATCCTACGATGCTTTTAAAAATAATAAAAAAATGAAAAATAAAAAACCAACCGAAAAGGCAAAGGTTAAATCAAAACCAGCCGAAATGGTTAAAGAAAGCATCGATCTTTCACAGTTGAAAAAGAATGCTGGACTCCTATAAAGGGGTTCAGCTATCAAAGGATTTAAATGCCATTAGTCAACAGCTTAGTAAAAACTCCAAATCGTGAAGATATATTAGATGCAAATCAAATTACCGAAATTGCAAAATGTATGTCCGATCCAAAATATTTCATAAAAAATTATTGTTATTTACAACACCCAACTAAGGGTAAAATGAAATTTGAGTTATACGAATATCAAGAACGATTGATCGACATATATCACGGATACCGGAATAACATTTCAATGTTACCAAGGCAAAGTGGTAAGTCGCAATGTGCAGGTGCATATCTATTATGGTATGCAATGTTTACACCAGATTCAACTGTGTTAATTGCAGCACACGTTTATCGTGGTGCCCAAGAAATTATGTCAAGAATACGGTTTATGTATGAAAATATACCAGACTTTATTCGTGCAGGCGTAAATGCTTATAATCGTGGCAGCATTGAATTTGATAATGGAAGCAGAATAGTAGCACAAGCAACAACTGAAAATACTGGCCGTGGTATGTCTATATCATTGGTTTACCTTGACGAATTTGCATTCGTAGCTACAAATATTGCCAGTGAATTTTGGACTTCACTATCCCCGACCTTATCAACTGGGGGCAAATGCGTGATTACAAGCACCCCTAACCAAGATAATGATCAATTTGCACAAATATGGCGTCAAGCGAAAAAAACAATAGATGAGTATGGTAATGAGCGTGAAGTAGGAGTTAATGGGTTTAAACATTATATTGCCCATTGGAGTGAACATCCAGATCGTGATGAAAAATGGGCAGAAACCGAACGCGGCAAAATTGGTGATGAAAGATTCGAACGAGAATTTGAATGTGTAACTGGTGATACTAAACTAACCTTGGAAACACAAGACGGTATCGTACTTCATAAGACTATTGAGGAATTATATAATGAATTATGATAGGTATTGATCAAATGGCAGTAATTTATAAGCGTAATACCCAAAATCTTAAAATATTAACCCCATCTGGATATGAAACCTTCGAGGGTATTGCATATATGGGAGAAAAACCCATATATCGTATAGAATTAGAAAATGATTATTGGATTGAATGCACTGATGATCATAAATTATATATTAATGAAAATACTTGTGTTGAAGCAAAGACATTGACAACCGATAACTTTTTGTTTACGGTTGATGGATTATTCAGAATCAAAGCGTGTAATCCAACTGGCAGGATTGAACCAGTATATGATATAATTGGTGTATCTGGTGGTAATAAGTTTTATGGTAATGATATTCTAATTTCTAACTGTAGATTTATTGCATATGATGAAACACTAATTAACAGTTTATACTTGGCAAGTATGAATGAAGGTATTGATCCACTTTATAAAATAGGTGAAACTCGGTTTTATGAACCATTAACCGATAATAAAATTTATGTAGTCGCACTTGATCCAAGTTTAGGAACAGGTGGTGACAATGCTGCTATTCAAGTTATGTCACTACCTGACTTAAAACAAGTTGGCGAATGGCAGCATAATATGACGCCGATAAAAGGCCAAGTAACCGTAATGCGAAATATATGCGATCATATACAACTAAAAGCACCAAATAGTGAAATATATTGGAGTGTGGAAAATAACACCATAGGCGAGGCAGCATTGGTTATGATTTCTGAAATGGGTGAAGAAAACATTGCAGGAGTATTTTTAAGTGAACCTAAAAAACAATTATCTACTGCTAAAAAACACCGTAAAGGATTTACTACTACTCATATAACCAAACTATCAGCTTGTGCAAAATTAAAACAATGGGTAGAAACCGAAAAATTAACTATTAATAGTAAAAATTTAATTCGTGAGTTAAAAACATTTGTTGCAAGTGGCACTTCATATAAAGCTAAATCTGGCGAAAATGATGACCTTGTTATGTCACTTATATTGGCAATTCGTATGATCCAAGTTGTTAGTAAATATGATGAAAGCACCTTTGATGAAGTCAAAGAATCATTTGATGATGATGAATATGATATGCCTATGCCAATCGGTTTCTTATAAATCATAAATAGTATAAAATAAGGAATAAATGATGGCAATAAATGAAAGCGATATATCTGAAAAAATATTCAAGACTATGAAAGCATATGGTCTTGAATTAGCTTTATTTACCGCTGATGGTAAACAAACTGTTGACCCAAGTGAAGCCCGCAGATTTTATGCCAAAAATAAAAATATATTAGTTAACCTTGAAGTAACCGATGAACGTCATCGTATTAAAGTAAATATTGGCAAACGTATAAAAATTCAAGATATTAGACCTATGTTGGATTCTATGCGACAGCTTGCTAATCAAAATGCTGTATTATATACCTTGCGAACCTTTGGTCGTGATATTTCTCCAAAAGATTTTGCATATCAAAGTGTGAATAAAGATCAAATTGCAGAATCATTTAGTAAAGCATATGGCACAGTTAAAACAAGCCGTCAACGGTTTGAAAATGCAACACTATACATTCGCCATAGCAAAAGAGTTGATGAAGAAATACGCGGCAGTAGGTCCAGAAATATTCACGCCATTTTTGTAGAAAATAATTTAGGTGAACGTTTCAGATTTCCATATACTAATCTTATTGCTGCACGTTCAATGACCGTTCACGTTAGCGAAGGCGGCACACCATATGACAACATTGGTAAAAAGATAATATCATTGGCAGAAGAAGTCCAAAGTTTACGAAACTTCAAGAAGAAAAATAAAGAACTTGCCGAATCACAAAAACTGTTTTATAGTTCACTTTCTGAACGAGTAAATCAAATTCAAACACAAATGTCCAAGATGGCAACACGGCAAGGGTATCGTAACAATATTGAGTCATTTATTGAACAAAATAAAGTAGACGAAATAGACGATAGCATATTTGAAACATTTGGAATTACTTTTACTGAAGATGATAATAAATCATATGTTTACAACATTGCTAAAAAAATAACAGAAGAACGTGAACAAGAACAACGTATTTCTGATTTTGTAAACCAAACTATCAATTCTAATACCTTTTCAGTTACTCAGCCAATTGATGTGTCAGATAACCCTGATAAAATGAGTTATGATGATGATCGTTCTATGCTATCAGCTTGGTTTGGATATCTATCACAAATAGCCAGTGATGCAGATCAATCACAAAAACTATCACAATTAAGCGATGACATATACCGAGTAAATGAAAAACATTTGGAACTTTCAAAAAAACTATTGACAGCTTTGAAAAAAATTGCTATAGTTCAAGAACAATCACGAAATCCAGAAGGATTGACTGAAAGTATTTCAAATAAAATGATAAATAACATAACACGCTTATGCGGGGAATATTTTCATTAATTTGAAATTATCCGACTTATCAGTTGTTCGGAAAATACAACTGTTTTAAACTAATATTTAACCAACACTTAACTAATACTTAACCAACACTTAGGAGAATACATAAATGTCAAAGTTAGCAGAAATTAGAAAGAAACTAATCGAACAGGAAAACCGTTCAAAAAATACAGGTGGATACGCAGATACCACATTGTTCCCATTCTGGAACGCAGAAACCGGAACCACAAGCACCATTAGATTTTTAGGCGATGCAGACGAATCTAACGTCTATTTCTGGCGTGAACGTCAGATGATTAAACTTCCTTTTAGTGGAGTTAAAGGTGGCGACGAACATAAACCAATCAAAGTAACCGTTCCTTGTGTGGAAATGTGGGGAGACAAATGCCCGATACACGATGAAATTCGTCCTTGGTTTAAAGACTCTGCAATGGAAGAAATGGCAAAAACTTATTGGAAAAAGCGTAGTTATGTTTTCCAAGGATTTGTAGTAGATTCTGCGGTCAAAGAGGAAAGTGTGCCTGAGAATCCAATTCGTAGGTTTCTTTTCACTTCTGAGGTTTTCAATATTGTAAAAGCTGCACTGATGGACCCTGATTTCCCAGAAATTCCAACAGATTATGAAGCTGGCACAGATTTTAAACTAGTAAAAACTACTAAAGGGCAATATGCCAACTGGACTACTTCAGCTTGGGCGCGTCGTGAACGCAGCTTGTCTGAGGCTGAACGTGAACATATTGTTCAATATGGATTGTTTGATCTAAATCAGTTCTTGCCTAAAAAGCCAAACGAAAAAGAACTTGAAGCAATCTATCAAATGTTTGAAGCAAGTGTAGATGGTCAACTATATGATCCAGATCGTTTTGGTGAGTTTTATAAGCCTGCTGGAATGGCTGCAAATTCACCACAAAATGACGATGTAGAGGATGCAATCAATGCAGCAAAGGTTAAAGATACTCCAAAGCCTGCTGTATCAAAGCAAAAAGTAGAAGAAACTGTATCTGCATCATCCGCTGATGATTCTGGAAAGAAAAGCGCACAAGACATTCTTGCCGCAATTCGCAATCGTAAATCATCTTAATAACATTAAGACGTTAGCCATTGGCTAACGTCTTATTCAATACGATGGATACCTTACCCAATTTAAATGAATTATGGAATAATCAATATATTCGTTCATCGGATATAAAGTCATTTGATTATTCACATTTGCCCGAACCTATCAAGAATGGGTGTTCTCGGCAAATATTATGGCATTTAATCCATAATATTACTGATATTGTTCGTTGCGAATGTGGAAACCCAGTAAAATGGACTACAAAGTATAACAATTATCGAACATACTGTAGTAGTAAATGTTCCAATTCAAATATAAACAAAAAAGATAAAGTAAAACAGACCAATATCGAACGATATGGTGTAGAAAAT